AGGCTCTCTATGAGGCAGAAACCGAGCTCAACAACCTCAATCAACAGCTGAAGGATCTGCCGAGTCAGATCCAGCTTGTCGGCGAAAAGATGGAAACCGCCGGACAGAAGATCAGCTCAGCCGGACAAAGCATCACTGACTTCGGGAATTCCCTGAGACCTCTATCGGCAGCGGCCACAGGAGCCATTGGCGGAGCCGTGAAGGTATTCATGGACTTCGAGCACCAGATGAGCCGTGTGAAGGCCATCTCCGGAGCTACCGGTGAAGAATTCCAGGCGCTGAATGATAAGGCTCAGGAGATGGGAGCTTCTACCAAATTCACCGCCACAGAAGCAGCCCAGGCGTTCGAGTATATGGGCATGGCCGGATGGAAATCCGCTGACATGCTCGACGGTATAGCACCGATCATGGAGCTGGCTGCAGCTTCCGGAGAAGAGCTCGCCAGCGTATCCGACATCGTGACAGACGCACTCACGGCCTTCGGCCTTGAGGCAAAGGATGCAGCACACTTCGCTGACGTCCTGGCAGCGGCCTCTGTCAATTCCAACACCAACGTCTCGATGTTGGGAGAATCCTTCAAATATGCGGCACCACTTGCCGGATCTCTGGGATACTCCATAGATGACACCGCCATCGCGCTCGGCCTCATGGCCAACAACGGCATCAAGGCCGACATGGCCGGTACTACGCTCAGATCCTTGCTCACAAGGATGGCAAAGCCCACCAAGGAATCTGCAGCAGCGATGGACAGGCTTGGCATATCAATGGCTGATGATGAAGGGAATATGTACTCCCTCAAGGAGATCCTTGATCAGCTCAGAGCATCCTTCGGCGAGATCAACATGCCGATGGATGAGTTTATCCTTGCCATAGAAGACCTGAACCAGCAGTTCGACAAGGGCGAACTCAGTCAAGACAAATACAACAAAGCCGTCGAGGAGCTGTCACAACAAGCTCTTGGAGCAGAGGGAGCTGAGAAGGCAAGAGCCGCCGCCATGCTGGCAGGCCAGAGAGGCATGAGCGGACTTCTGGCCATAGTCAACACGTCAACAACTGACTATGAGAAGCTGACACAGGCGATCTACAACTCCGAAGGCGCAGCTCATTCAATGGCCGAGACAATGGAAGCCGACACTCAAGGCGCATGGACAAAAGCCATGTCAGCAGTGGAAGGCGCCGGGATCAAGCTCGGCGAGGTCTTCGCACCCTATGTGGAGCTTGCGGCCAACAAGGTTGGCGAGCTGGCCAACGCTTTCAGCAATCTCGACCCCGAGACACAGAAAATGATAGCCGGAGGGCTGGCCGTGGCAGCGGTAGCAGCTCCCATAGTCATAGGAATCGGAAAAGTGACCACAGCTTTCGGTGCCATCGTATCCGGAGGCGGTCAGGTGCTTCAGGTTCTTGGCGGTCTGACTTCGGGCATGACCACGGCATCATCAGCAGCCGGAGCCCTTGGCGCATCCTCCGGTACAGCATCCGCAGGAATAGCCGGGATCGCAGGTCCGGCAGGAATAGCACTCGGAGCAGTGGCACTTTTAGGTGGAGCCTTCGTCACGGCCTATCAGAATGACGAAGAATTCGCCAGGAAGGTCAACGAAGACTGGGCCGAAATAAAGGCCACGATTCAGGAGACCATCGCCATCATAAAACCCGCATGGGAAGCCTTCAGTGCAGCAATGGCCCCGGTTTTCATTGAGAAAATCGACGAGATCACCCAGAAGATGAAGTGGTTCAACACCGAGCTTGAAGGATGGATCAAATTCATCCAGGGCATGCTTGAGGGCGACGGCAAAAAAGCGTGGGAAGGATTCTCACAGGCAGCAGGAGTTGAGCTTGAGGCGACTGCTTCAAAGTCCAACAAGACCGTGGAGCAGATAGAGAAAATCTTCCAAGACTCAGACATCCAGCTCCCGCACATAAAGCTCCCGCACTTCAAGGTCACAGGCACCAATACATATGGTTTGCCGTCCTTCTCAATCGACTGGTATGCCAAGGCAATGGATGCAGGTATGCGGCTTACATCACCGACCATTTTCGGTGCATCAGCATCGGGTCTGATGGCCGGAGGCGAGGCCGGGAACGAGTGGGTCATCGGAGAGAATTCCATCCTGGGAATGATCAGATCAGCGGTCAGATCCTCGGTGGGATATATACCCGAGGGCAACAACACAGTGAATATAGGCGACACACAGATCGTGATCAACGCAGCACCCGGTCAAGATGTCGAAGAGATAGCAGATGCCGTGGATGAGATCATCACGGCAAGATATGAGCAGATGAGGGCAGCATGGGCGTAGTATACGAATATCTCACATACGGCGGCAAGACAAGCCGCGACTTCAAGGTGTGGATCTCCGGAGGCGGGACCTTTGACACACCGGAGAAGGATATCGAGAGCATCGCCATTCCCGGAAGGAATGGCGATTTGCATATTGATAACGGTACCTTCAAGAATCTCCCCATCAGTTATCCTGCCTTCATCACTGAGGACTGGAGGCAGAACTTTGACGCCTTCCGCGCCTTCATGTGCGCCCAAAGCGGAGCACAAAGGCTTGAGGACACATATGATATGGATCACTTCCGCATCGCTACATACAAGGGAGCGATCCAGCCCAAGATGACCACCCTAAACAGGGCCGGAGAATTCGACATCATCTTCGACTGTGACCCGCGGCGATTCCTTAAAAGAGGAGAGGTGCCGATCACAGTGCCCTACAACGGGCCCGGGGTCTATAGCGAGATCACAAATCATACAGAATACACGGCAAAACCAACCATCAGGATCACGGGTAACACTTCATTCCAATGGTACGAGCCAGGGGCGTCATCAAGCAAGGGGATTGTCGTGTCAGAAGTCTCCACGTCCGCAATTACGATCATTGATTGCGAAAACGAAGAAGCATATGACGAACAGACAAAAGCGAGCAGAGATTCAAACATACAATTCGTAGACACCACAGAATTCCCGACGCTGAAGCCCGGAGTCACACGAGTTCTTGGACGGTATCCTGAACTCCAGATTATACCGAGGTGGTGGACTATATGAATCCTATTCTTTTTAGTGAGAGCAGCACAGAGTTTAATACAAACGGCCTCGGCAGGTTGACCGATGCTATCTCCTGCAAGGTCAAGGAGCAGAGAAATGGCGAATACACCCTCACGATGGTCTACCCGACCACAGGAGCGCACTTCAGTGACATCGGCCTGCGGAAGATCATATATGCGAAGCCGTCACAGGCGGGCACGAATCAGCCCTTCCGGATCGCCAGCATATCAAGGCCGATCAAGGGCAAGGTCACCATCGTGGCGAATCACCTGTCCTATGACCTCACGAAATATGTAGCCTATCCGGCGCACGTGACAGCATCACCGAGCGCATGCCAGACAGCTCTGAACCTCTTAAGGTCATCAGCTGCACCGGCCTGCCCCTTTAGCTTCGAGACCGACGTAACCACCGTGGCGTCTTATGACCAGAATGTCCCGGCGAGCTTAAGACAGAGGCTGGGCGGAGTGGAAGGCTCCATCCTCGATCAGTTCGGCGGCGAGTACGAGTGGGACGGCTACACGGTCCGGCTTCTCAGGAGCAGAGGAAGCGAGACGAACTATTCGATCAAATACGGCAAGAACCTCATCGACCTGAATCAGGAAGAGAACATATCAAATACCGCCACAGGCGTGGTCCCCTTCTGGAGTGACATCGAAGGGAATGACGTGATATACGGAGCACCGGTATATGCCCCGAACTATCAGCAGTACTCTGTGCCGCTGATTATTCCCCTGGATCTATCTGAGGAATGGGATGAGAAGCCGACCCTGGCGCAGCTTGAGACCCTGGCCACGGTCTTCGTCAACAAGGAAGGCTTTGGCATACCGAAGGTATCGATTCAGGTCAGCTTCGTGAATCTGGCAGATACAGAGGAGTTCAAAGACATCCTCGCCCTTCAGAACGTGAGTCTGTGCGATACGGTCAAGGTCAAATTCCCAGAGCTGGGCGTGGACACCACGGCCAAGATAGTAGAGACCAACTACGACGTGATCCGGGAAAAGTACGATTCTGTCCAGATCGGCACCCTGAAGAGCACTCTGGCCGGAGTGATCACCGACTATGAAGCCTCAATGGTGCAGACCGTCAGCGATACCGGCAGGAGAGTCTTTGCAGAGGCTAACACGGAAGCCCAGGATCTCGTGAACAACGCCACGGCCTGGCTGACCTCTTCCGGAGGCTATGTCATAGCCGTCAAGAATCAGGACGGATCATGGAAAGAGCTTCTTTTCATGGATACCAACGACGTGGCCACAGCGAGGAACGTCCTGAGGATAAACGAAAATGGCTTGGGATTCTCTTCTACAGGCGTAGGCGGACCCTATACACAAGCATGGACCCTTGATGGAAAACTTGTGGTTGGCGGCACGAATGTGCCGAGCATTACATGTTACGACTCGAATAACAGAATCATATTCCAGGCGAGTGCAAGCGGGGCTACATTCAATAGTGGAGTGATCACGCTGAAGGATGCCAACGACAATCTGATATTCAAAGCATCATCGGCCGGAGTGATATGGAACGCCACAAATTCGTCAATGGATGCGAGCGGACACTTGGAAGCAGACAACATGAGGCTCTCTGGTGGAGAGTTGATTCTTGGCGGAAACAAGAATGGTCAGATTGACATGAAAGATAGTTACAATGTGCTCTGTGGTAGATGGTCGAAAAGTGGGTTTATCTTATACGATGGAGATGGTACGGCTTCAGATAACATTCTTTTCAAAGCGGATTCAGACGGTGCGCTCGTAAGAGGCGAACTTGATCTGAAGTTGTCATCTGATAACCGCATCCGAATAAGGAACTTCGGTGGCAACGCTGTCATCTATTTTGATGGCGATAATGGTTCTTCCTATATTGATGGAACGGGGAGCGGTACGTCTGGCGGTATTAACATGAACGCAGAGCGAGTTGTATTTTCAGTGGATGAATTGGCTGTCACGCCGTATCGAGGAAGCACAACTATCCGGAGTGGATGGAATGGTGAAGTATTGTGTAATGACGGCCAAGTCAGAGCCGTAGTAAACGGATTTATTGTGGAGTAAGCAATGATACAGCAAAAGATACAGCTAGAAGTGATTCCCGGCAAGTTGCCGCCGGTGATTCACGTCAATCAAACTGACCACGGGGTGAGCCGTCTGCAATTCGAGCTGGTGCGAGATGGAGTGCCATACACCCCATCCGGGCCGGTGAAGATCCAGGGCAAGACTTTTGAGCATACCTGCACGAGATCCGGATCACTCATGACGGTGGACTTGTATGAAGACATGACAACGAGAGCCGGGGACACGATCTGCAATCTGGTCATCACAGAAGGTGGCAGTCGCCACGGTACGCAGAACTTCATCCTGCGAGTCCAGAAGGAGGCGCGATGATTTATCAGGAAATTGATTTAAATATGATTCCCGAGCAGAGCCCGACCATCATCCACGTGGATCAATATGACCACGGGATCAACAGGATCCGGGCTCATTTATATGAGGGGGATGTGGTTTATACCCCAACAAGCGGTTCAACGGCCATCATCCAGGGAAAGAAGCCCGACGGGCATGGCTTTGCGTATACAGCATACATCACTCTGGGTTCATGGGTATACGCCGAGCTCACCGAGCAGATGACTGCCGTGGCCGGTGATGTCCGGACGCAGCTTGTAGTGACGGAGCCCAGCGGAAGGACCGGAAGCTTTGCTTTCATTATACGGGTGCAGCCTTCAGCTCTTCCGGATGACACGGACCTGTCTGAGAGTGACTATGCTTATATAGAGCAGGCTCTTGAGGCGGCCACAGAAGCGGTGCAGGATGCGGAAGCCGCCGCTGAGGATTCCGAGATGAGCGCAGCGGCATCAGCCACGAGCGCGAATCTCTCATCGAACTCAGCAAAGGATTCAGAGGCGTGGGCGGTAGGCAAGAGGAATGGTTCAGATGTTGGAGCGGCAGACCCGACATATCAGAACAACTCGAAGTACTACAGCGGCATCGCAAGCGGGGCAGTCACGAGTGCTCAGGCGATACTCGGCCAGGTGGAGGACGCAAAGGACGACGCCCTGGACGCGATCCAGGACGCTCTTGAGGAAACCTTGCCAAGCTTCACGGTAGATGCAAATGGAGACCTGCTCTATACGGGAGGGGCCTTCGTGTTCA